TAGTCAGTTTTTGCATTTCTGCAAAATCTTCTGCCTCTTGGTCTTTCTCTTTTTGACTCTTTCTACGTGCTAATCTTTTTTCTAAGACATCAATTTTAACATTAGATATAGCAATATCACTTAGCGACCCAACTAAACCCCCAAGACTATGTACAGCAAGTCCTAACCTATTTTTAGCATATATTCCTTTTCTGGCAGCACGAACCGAAGGAGTCACTTTACCTGCTGCTCCAGTTATATTGACTAATTTATAGGGTGAAATCTTAGTGGCCACCGTACGATCTCTTCTCTGTTGCTTGTTGTGCCTTCATTCTTTTCTCTTCTTCCTTAAGGAATCCGACCAAAAGATTCATATAGACTTCTTTCTCCCAAGGCATTAAATTGTCAACTGTATCAATTGACCATTTATGATGATGCATTAAAGAGAAATTTACCTCATAATAAGTTTGGAGACTTGTATGGAGAAGAGCTATCCGAAAAAACTAGCTAGACCCTCAAGCACCACATCACTTTCGACCTTAGTATTTGGATTAGTAACCTTAACAGTATGGGATAGTTTAGGCATAGTTTCAAAGAAACTTTGAACCATCAAAAACTGCTTACTACTCAATTGATCAAAAAACTCAACTAACTCCTCTTCGGTACTATCAGAAGCTTCGTATACTTCTTCAGCATCAGAGATTTGCCTTACACATGAGGCAGCCATCTTAAATATTTGATCAACTCCAGGTTCTTCACCCAAGAAATTCATCTTAACAAAATTATCCAAACTAGGATATCCCATAGTTAGAATAATCTCAGGACTAAGTTTTAGATCCGTCTTATGCCCTTTTGTCTTAGTAACTTTTATCTCATTTAAAGGTATTGAAACCTCAACTTGAGTTTCATTGTCGTCAGGACAAACAACAGACACATCAACAGCTTCACCAACAGATTTTGTACGAATCTGAAGGAAAACAAATTCAATGTCAAATGTAGGAAGATCGTCAATATCATGAATATCAGTACATTCAGTAATGATAGTCTTAATAGCTCTAATAATATCGGCTTGATCTCCTGTTTCAGTTGCTAATAGTAACAACTTTTCTTCTTTGACTAAGAATGGTCTGTAATTCACAGTTCTGCCATCAGAAGGCAGTTTCAATTTGTACTTAGGTACATTCAGCTTTGGTAATGCCATATAGAATTCAATTCAGTAATTATATTTATGAGACTAGGAGACAACTAATTGTTGTACTGTACGTGCAATGCCTACTTGAAGTTCAGATGCATCTCTTACACCTTCAATAACATTATCTCTAGGAATTGTAATATCATTTCTAGGTCCAACTTCATCTACTACCTTAACATCTGCAGGGAAGAATCTATATCTCTCAAAATAAAATCCAACTGTCAATGTCATAGATCTTGCACGATCATTATTTAGTTGTATACCACCAATATTGTATGGGAATGCATTCCACAACTCCCATTTTCCAGTTAACGCATATAATTTATTTGCATTTACATTAGTATTTGTAGATCCACCACTACTTACATGATCAGCAAATCCTTGTGGTAAATTTGCACCTGCTCTTCTTTCCCACTTATAAATTGATATTCTAGGTGAAACATAAAAATTATAATATTCGGTATATTGATTTGCATCTGGAGCCATTAATTGCAACCATCTTTCAAAGAAATTTCTTGTATGCTGATTTCTAGGTATCATAAAGGTTGCACTTATTTGACTAAATGCTTGTCCTGTAGCATATTTTTGACCAGCACCAATATTAACTAAACCACCAGTTGTTGCTTGTCTGCTAGGAAGATTCACTGTTTGACAATAATAATTTAAAGCACTTCTAAGATTACCTAATTCAGCAACAAAATTTCCTCCAGGTTGTCCAACAGTCTGATTAAAATCACTATACGCATTATTAAATCCTATAACATTCTGCAATATAGGTGGAGTTGCTATATGAAAAGACCAGAGATTTGTATAAGAAGGTGTATAATCTTCATTTTTAAGAGAAAATGATACAAATTCATTTATTCTTGGATACTGAGCTTCGCTAGCCATGGGAACACTGTATGACTTCCCATCCCATGAAGATTGATCTTGCCCAGTTGTATTACCACTAGTTGCAACACTAGAATTACTACCACCAGAGGTATTACCACTATTACTACTACCACCACCACTAAAGGCAGATACTAGAGCTCCAATTGCTGTTGCTGCAAATATTAATCCAAACATTAGACTTTTAACTCCCTTTCGGTAATTATTTTAAAAATTAATCCTCTATCTTTACTAAAGTCATCGGCAGCTGCCCATTTTGCCCTATTTATGAGGTATTTTTGTACCTCCCTTAAATAATTCCTTTTAGACTTTGGATCATTTTTCTTTTTTAAGACAGGTTCTTTAGTCTCCCTTTCGGGTTTAACTTCAATAATATATTTTTCATTGTTCATTTTCATATAAAAATCAGGAACATAACGATGAACTCTACCGTCATCTGGTCGAATGTAAGGAATTTTTATTTCCTCACTACCCCACTCAGTAACATGTACGGATGATTCACAAAATAGCATGAACTTAAACTCCCAAGATGATCTATAAATGACATTATGGGGATCCCCTCTATATTTTGAAGGTTTAGTAAGTTTATATTTGCCTTTTTTATACTTAGACCGCATAAATAAAATATATGATCACTATAATATTTAGCCTAGTAAACGCATGTCTGCACTAAATGGTACTTGTTATACCTATCCATTAAGACCCCCAGTTCCATCAGATTCAAATAATCCTGATTTGTGGGGTGGAACAGAGGTTGTTGACTATGTGAGATTTAAGCAATATAGGATGAAATTTGATGATAGTAATAAAATGGAGGCTAACTCATTATATAATTACTCAGCAGCCGAAAAGCAATATTGTACAGCTCCTGCTGCAATATATCTTGCAATGCCTCCGCAAATAACTACCCAATACTCTGCTAATTACAGACAAGTAGATCTTGGGGTTGGTGGTGTAGCACTAGGAGCAGTAGGTGGTGCTAAAGGTTTTGATGACATGAATGATTTAACCAATGTCCTTCAAGCTGCTGCAAGAGCATCTGCTCCAGAATTCATGGCAAATACTTTAACAACTGCAGTTAACAGTATTGGTGGTATGATGGGATTACAAGGTAGTGTTGATAAGCAATCTCTAGAAGCAATGACAAGGGGAAGAATATTTAACCCCTATACGGAACAAATATTCAATAATATGAATTTCCGTCAGCATAACTTTAGTTTCAAAATGTTTGCTAGAGATCCTCAAGAAGCACAGACAATAGAAGAAATTATACATTATTTTAAAGCAGGTGCTCATCCAAGATATCAAAGAGGAGATATATTATCTGGAATGCCATATGGATCAACTGATACTCCAGATAGATATGCTGATCAAGGAGATAATGTTGATGAAGCCTTTAATAAAGGTAAAACTGCATGGGATAAACTCGTTGGAGGTGATATATTAGGTGGAACAAGTGGTATAAGAAGTGCAGCAGAGGAAAGAAGATTCTTCTCTATCCCAAATAAGTTTGAAATAGATTTTGTACGTTTAGCAGCAGATCAGACAATAAGTTCAGTACCCCATATAACACCAAATCTACATTTTAAAATTATGCCTTCAGTCTGCAGTGGTGTTACTCTTAACTATACTCCAGATAATCAATATAATGCATTAAAAAGAGTTGCAGCTGATGATTCTAATGATCCTACAGTCAGATCATTAAGCGTACCAGCAGTTATTATGAACCTATCATTTACCGAAGTAACACTTCTTACAGCAGACAACTGCACACAGGGATACTAATGTCTTATTTTTCTCACTTACCAAACGTATATGTTGGAAAAGGTATCACAGATGATGATGCCTTTACACACGACCTTGTTAAAAATATCTTCAGACGAGTTAGAATAAGAGAAGATATAGACCAATATGTAACTCAATTTGAGTTAAAAACATTACCTGATGGCATAAGACCAGAACAAGTTGCAGAAGCGGTATGTGGTACTGCTTATATGGATTGGTTAATTCTTTTAGTAAACAATATAACTGATATTTACGAACAATGGCCTAAAAGGGAATCGGATCTACAGATTTATGTAAATGAAAAATATGATAACGATCCAGATGATTTACACCATTGGGAAACACGTGAAGTAATATGGGAACAAGCAGGATTTGAAGATATTAAAGTTATTGAAAAAGGTCATGAAGTTAACGAAACTTTTAGAGCAGTACTGCCTGATGGAACAACAAGAACCAAAGAACAATCAATATATCCAGTAAGTAACTACGAACACGAATCTCATTTAAATGATAAAAAACGATTTATTAGAATTCCTACTCAAGGTCTAATTAATAAAATAGAAAGTGAAATTGACGAATTACTTGCTTATGAGGAACATAAAGAATTAGATGATGAAAATGATAAATTTACACCTTTAAGTGTTTCACAAAGATTCTTAAATACAAAAGGATACGTTTCTGGTTCAGAAACAATATCCTTAAGCCAACTTGGTACTATAGTATCTTATGATAATGGTCCTGGAAGTTCAACTATAAAACTTGGTGAATCCTCAACTACTACAACTTCAACAAGTACCACTACTGGCACTACAACAAATACAAGCAGTTCTAGCACTACAACTACAACCACCACTACTACAACTCAAACATTTGATGGTGGTGAAGCAGCAACTTCCTCATATTAGAAAAAACCCTACATATCAAAAAATATGCCGAGTTTTTTTTGCCCTTTCCTGGGAATTAAAAGTTGAATAATATATGACGCTACTCTTGCATTGGACTACCAGTCCTGTACCGTGAGTTGACAATCATAGTTTCCAATTCGATAATGTAATTGGTATCAATCCACCGAGATTCTTTAATCTCATCCATAGCCATAGATGCTCTGCATCTCTGTTGTAGGTCACGTGCCTGTTCTACAGGTATAGGTGGTTGTTGATCATTATGCGAGAAAAAATCTCCTGACATTTGTATTGTGTTGAATCTTACACACTATTTTATAACGAAACCCTCATAAAATAGGGTTTTTTTATAATGATTTAAGTTTTGCGTAACAGTTATTTATCGACTT